ACCAACAGTCTCATGTCTGGGCCGTACCTGAACAACTATCCGACATTCTACAATATGGTCGGGGAAATTACCGGTAATACCACTCTAACGGTGACATCCCGAGATTCCGGCGCGCCTCCGTTGGCTGTAGGTCATCGCGTTCTATTTCTGGCAAATTCTCCAATTTATATCACCGCATTCGGGACTGGAACGGGCGATACGGGAACGTACACGATTACGTCCACAAACAACATTGCGGCTGGCACGACCTTCACGGTTGCGTGCAACGGCGGCTTGTTTCACCAGTTCATCGATCAATATTACTACATCACGAACCCGACCGCTGCCGCATCTGCGGCCCCTCTTGGTGTCACGGCTGATTGCGTTTCTGGCACCGTTACCATTTCGTGGAATAACTGCCTGCCGCATCAAAACTACCGTGTCTATCGGGGAACGACTGTAGGCACGCAAGCAACGCTCATCGGGGATGTGACCGGCACTTCGATCACTGACACTCCGACGCCGGGGGATCAGTATTTCTACAAGGTGGTGACGATGAACAGCGGCGAGCAGGGCTCCCGCGTCGTCAACGTCTACGCCAGCAACAATACGCTGATGGTGAACCGGCATGTCAACAGGGTTATCAACGATGGTGGCGACCCAAGCACGATCGACATGACGTTTCTTGCCAGTGTCGATAGTTATCTGACGAGCAATGACTATTGGAAATACTTATTGCATTGGGTTGACATTCGGTTCGGCTACAAACTGGATGGAAGCAGTTTCGTCTCCAAGATTTATTGTCTCGGAACTACACAGCTTCCGCGCGGTGGCGACTACACTCCCACGACCAGCAACACCTACCCCTCTACGTCGAGCAATACGAGCTACAGCGCAACAAGCTTCCGTGGCACGACCCCATCATGGATTAATAACGCCAACACGGCTCGCGGCTTCTTTGGCAATGGCCGGGCGAACACAATCCAGAGAAAGAACGAGATCACGCTAATTGCTGCCTACCAGCGGCCAAATAGCATCGGAACCGCCTCGTTCTTCGGAATGGGCCAGTTTAGCGGGATGAATCTCAGTCAGGCATCAGGAGCTAGCGGCAACGTCACCTTCAACATTTATTATTCAGGCTCTCCGATTACGGCGACTGTGCCGTTTGCGTCGGCCACTTCGCCGCACATAGCGGCTGGCGTGTACGATGGAACAAATCTGACAGCGTACCTTGACGGCGTAGCTGGGACTCCTGTGGATGGAACAGCCATGACCAATTCCGACATGACAAAGGCTACCCCTCTACGGGGGATATACACTACCAGTCTTGGGCCAACCGCCGCAGTTGATACGCTCATGTCGGGGACCAATTCGGGTCGGTTTACGCCTTCGACAAAAGCGTACAATGCCTCTGACAGTATGGGGCAGTACACTGGCGCTTGCCTTGCCGTCTTCGAAAAAGGATCGGCTTCTATCGTCTCCGACATAACGGCGATGTACGCATGAGCCTTCGCCTGTCATCCAGCGCCAGCGGCACGCGCAACACCTACGACCAGACAGTAAACCTCGTCTCTGATTATGGTGCTGTAGCAGGCGGCAGTCAGGCCACAAACTCGTCCGCGGTCAGCGCATTCAACACGGCCTATGCCGGGTTCTCGGGGCATACCCAGCTAATTATTCCCGCCGGAACCTACAACTTCAACACCAGCACAATCTTCGCGTCTCTCGGCGGTATCAAACTAACTATCTCGGCCTATGGTACAACCTTAAGCAACGTTGGCGGCTTTGCAAATTCTGGTCCAAATAACGATTGGACGCATAACGCACCATTCCAAACTAACTCTATCGGAGACAGTACAGTTACCTTAGTAACGTCAGGACATACTAGCTTGTTTACGGCAGGTAAGTGGGTTCTTGTTACTGGCATTGATATGCAAGGATTTGGCTATCCACAAAACTCTGCCATATTTGAGTTCAAGCAAATCGCCTCCATAGGCTCAGGAACTGTTACTTTCACAGAACCTCTTGCTAATGTTTACAAAAGTACGTGGCCTAACTACAACCCCGGTGATCCTGAAATAGATCAAGGCGGACCGGGAAATATTTATGTTCTACGTGATCCTTGGGACCAAGAAATTGAGTTCAAAGGAGCTACTTTCACTGACACAGGCAATTTGTTTTATGGCAAATGTCGTGAAGCTGTTTGGACTGACTGCACGTTTAACACCTTCGGGCCGTGCCCAACAATTAATGTTTTGTTTCGCTCCCAGCGTTGCACGGGGGCAGGAACTGGAGGACTTGAAGTTGATAAGTGTATTCAACGCGCTGAGTTCATAGATAGTATGCACAGAGCCGTAGACTTTCAAAGTGCTAGTGTAAACGAATTGTACGTTCTTAATATGACACAATCACCTAATGCTCGTTGGCGAGGTGGTGGCCGAAATAATTACTTCAAGAATTTAAATACTGCTGACTTTGAGTTTGGTACGATGAACTACGGTGTTATGGGGCCGACTTATATGGAAGATTGTGTAGCTACTACTTCGACATGGATGTTCTTCAACAAGTTTCCGTTCTCGGATTACACTGAAGAAGGTGGAGGTGTTCTTAGCTATGCTGGCGGCCCAGACCCCGCAAGCCGCGTGGGTTATTGGGCAGTTCCTGATGAGTTTTGTGTCCTTTGCGATAACAACGCAACTCCCGGTTTTGCCCAGTCTTTTCAAGTCTTGGACGTTACATCGTCTGCTGGTAGGACTTACGTCACAACAACATTGCCTTTTCCTCTGCCCGGAACTATTAACGGTAAGAGTCCTCCTTGGGCTATTTACACCCATCCTTGTGCTGATGCTACATTAGTTAATTGCACAGGGTCCTCATTATTTACAAGTCAATCAACTCTTCCTGCACATACACCTCTATTTGGTTGGACTCTTTAGTGGCTAGACCTAAGTCCGATCTTCAAACTGCAAGAGATGCCCGGCGTAAGCTCGCCGAGAGTAGTCTTGTAGATTTTATTAATCTAGTACATCCTAAACGTGTACTCGGTAATATCCACAGGCAGGTCATAAGCTGGTGGACTAGCGGAGACGCTAAGAACCACCAACTGTTACTACTGCCACGAGATCACATGAAGAGTGCTCTCATTGCTTATCGTTGTGTCTGGGAGCTAACACGTGACCCCACCTTGCGTATTCTATACATCTCTTCTACTAGCAATCTTGCTACTAAGCAGCTTAAATTCATGAAGGATATCCTCACGTCAGACGTCTATCGTCTGTACTGGGGAGACATGGTTGAGAAGGAAGAAGCTAAGCGCGAGAAGTGGACAGAACGGGAAATCTCAGTTGATCATCCTAAGCGAAAAGAATGGTCTATTCGCGATCCTAGCATTTTTACTGCGGGTCTTACTAGTAACATTGTTGGCATGCATTGCGACATCGCTGTTCTTGATGACGTCGTGGTTTCGAATAACGCATACACTGAAGAAGGCCGGGAAAAGGTTCGTGACCAGTATTCTCTCCTGTCTTCGATTGAAACAGTAGAAGCAAAGGAATGGGTAGTCGGTACTAGGTATCACCCCTTAGACTTGTATGCTTCTCTCTCAGAAATGGAAATAAGCTCTTACGATGAGTATGGCAACCCTATTAAAAAAGATAACAACGGACTTTTCGATATTCGGGAATGGCCCGTCGAAACTGCAGGCGACGGCACAGGGGAATTTATATGGCCCCGCGCTCAGGGGCCAGACGGGAAGTGGTGGGGCTTCAACCAAGAAGTCCTCGACACGAAAAGGTCCCAGTATCTTAACAAGGTACATTTCCGGGCCCAGTACTACAACGACCCCCACGATATTGATAGCTCCCCAATTCAGCGAGACCTGTTCCAATATTACGATCAAAATTATCTCGGAAGACGGGACTACACTTGGTTCTTTAAACGTGAGCGACTCAACGTCGTTGCTGCCGTGGACTTTGCTTTTACCACCGGAAAGAAAAGTGACAGTACGTCAATTGTCGTCCTCGGAATTGACGGACAAAACAACTATTACATCCTAGAGATTGATCGGTTTAAGACTGATAAGATCAGCGTGTACTTCGAGCATATCCTCAACCTCTACAACAAATGGGGCTTTAGGAAGATACGTTGCGAAGTCTCAGTTGCTCAGGCAGTTATCGTCAATGATCTCAAGGATAACTACATCCGTAAGCACGGTCTGTCGTTAGCAGTTGATGAATTCAGACCGACACGGTTCCAAGGTTCTAAGGAAGAACGCATCATGGCTGTTCTAGAACCTAAGTATGCTAACAGACAAATCTGGCACTATCAAGGAGGAAATACACAAGTCCTTGAAGAAGAATTAGTGTTTACTAATCCTGCACACGATGACGTCAAAGACGCACTGGCGTCTGCCGTAGACTTTGCTCAAGGCAAAGCCCCAATGAATATGTTTTCACATCAGAAGAATATAGAACAACCTATGCAATTTCACGCTCGCTTTGGTGGTACACAGTGACTGCTAAAGTTTTAGAATTGATGGATGTCATAAATCCAGACTTACTCGCTACACGTCTCACCGAGAAGTATATCGAGTGGGATACTATGCGTAACAACTGGAAAGTAGATATGGAGGAGATACGTCGCTACGTTTATGCGACTGATACCTCCTCGACTACTAACAGCAACAACCCTTGGAAGAATAGAACTACTATTCCTAAGCTCTGCCAGATCAGAGACAATCTGTATTCTAACTATACAGCCACTCTGTTCCCGAAGCGTAAGTGGTTGATCTGGGAAGCCAATGAAAAGAATGCCAATGATGTCGCTAAGCGAGACAGCATTGTCAATTATATGTCATGGGCTATTGAACAGCCAACATTTAAGCATGAAATCGACAAGATCATTCTTGACTACATCGACTTCGGTAACTGCTTTGCAACAGTAGACTGGGTAGACCACAGAACTCAGCAACCCGATAAAACACAAGCTGGATATATCGGTCCAGCGATTAGACGCATCTCTCCCCTAGACATGGTTATGAACCCAGTGGCTGAGGACTTCCTGTCTTCGCCTAAGTTCGTACGTTCTATAGTTTCCTTGGGCGAACTCCGAGAAATGCTCGGTAGGATGTCTAACGATGACAACCGTGCTGAGTACGAAGAGCTTTACCACTACCTCCGAGATGTCCGCTACAAAGCTAGGACGTTTGAAGGTGACTGGTCGCAAAGAGATAGACTGTACGCAGTAGATGGTTTCTCTTCTTTCCGATCTTACCTACAATCTGACTACTGCGAAGTACTGACCTTCTACGGTGATTGGTATGATTCTGAAACTGATGAATTCCAAAAGAACCGTGTCATCACTGTTGTTGACCGGCATAAGCTTATTGGCAATAAACCCAACCCTTCCTTTTTCGGGCAGCCTCCTATATTCCATGTGCCTTGGAGGAAACGCCAAGATAACCTTTGGGGCATGGGGCCACTGGCTAACTTGGTGGGAATGCAGTATCGCCTTGACCACTTAGAGAATATGGCTGCTGACATCTGGGACCTCACGGCATATCCTGTCCAGAAGATCAAAGGTTTCGTTGAAGACTTTGTATGGCAGCCCGGTGAGAAGATATTCACTTCTGAAGAAGGTGATGTAGAATTAGTCCAACCTGATATCCAAATCATGCAAGCTGAGTCCAAGATGGCTATGCTTGTAGAGACTATGGAAAAGATGGCTGGTGCTCCGGGCGAAGCAATGGGCTTCAGGTCTCCCGGTGAAAAGACTAAGTACGAAGTACAGCGTCTTGAGAATGCCAGTGCCCGTATCTTCCAGAATAAGATCAACCAGTTCGAAGAACAGATAATCGAACCTCTGCTTAACGCTATGCTTGAGCTAGCTCGACGCAACCTGTCAGAAGCTATAACGATTAAAGTATTCGACGATGAACTTAAGACTGCTAGTTTCGAAACTCTTACTGTTGAAGACATTACAGGAGTTGGCCGTATCAAGCCCATCGCTGCTCGTCATTTTGCTGAGCAAGCTGAGCTTATCCAAAATCTCACGGCTCTTACGG